AATTGACGATTACATCGCAATAGGCGGAGACCAACCTCAACCGCGCCCCGCCATGAACAATGTCATGCGGGACAGTCTCTATCTTTGGTATTGGAAAATGCCCGAACTTCGTGCTATCGTGTCCGGCATGGTCGCAGATGTCTTCGGAGAAGGCTATGGCCTCGACGGAGACAAACCCCGCCAACAGAAAACCAATCGCTTCTTACGTCAGAACAAATTTAATTGCTATGGCAAGGCCGTTCTGCGAGATGCACTTATCTCCGGCGATGGATACCTCGGAAAAGCATCCCTCACAGAATCCCAGATGTTCGAGGCGATGGATTCGGTTTATGGAGATGTCTTTCATAAATCGGCTGACCTAATCACGAAACAGAATATCCTCCAGCGCGTCGTGGCCGCGAAGCCAGATATCTATTCCCCCAAAGTCCTTTTCCCTCTGATGTCCCGCTCCATCTACATCAAATACGACGTTCATGGGAAAGTGATCGGTTACGTCCAACGCCCGCGCAACTCATCCACCGCCTTTCAGACTGAAGCCAATGTCCAAGCGAATCCTGACATGCCAACCACCTATTCCTACGGACAGATGGGCGACCCTCTCGGAATCGAGTTCCTTCCTGAAGAAGTCATCCACTTCGCGTATGAACCCGTCGGCGACCAAATCTACGGGAACTCCCCGTTGCAGACTGCCATCTACGACGTCGTATCTCTCTGGTATGCAAAAACTTACGGTGGCCTTTTCTTTCAGAACGATGCGACACCTTCCTATATTTTCTCGCTTCCAGATGATTCTCCCGACTCGCAGAACTACAAGAAGTTCGTGGAGACCATCAAGGAACACCGCCAAAATCCCCATCGCAACATGATTGTGACTGGGAATGTTGAAGTCGAGAAAGTAGCCTCCCTAACGAAAGATTTAGAGTTCTCGAACTTCATCGACAAATTCACCCAGCGAATCATGCTTGCGTATGGGGCTACTTCCCGTTTCCAAAGCCTGTTTAACACGACAGGGAATGTCACTCCGACCTCGATGGAATCCTATTACAAGCAAATCAATTCCATCCAGACCGAATGGGAGGACACCCTCAACAACGAGCTGTTCGACAACTTCGGGGTGGAGTTCTATTTCAACCGCGTCTATAAACGCGATGAGACCCGTGAGGCCGACATCGCCGTGAAACTGACCAACCTCGTCTGGACAATCAATGAATCCCGAGAGTATCTCGGTTTCAAGCCACTTCCTAATCCTATGTTCGACGAACTGACCCCGCAACAGCAGGATTCAATCGTCGCAGGAAAATCAAATCCGAAGAAGAAGGAAGAAGTCGCATCCGCAGACGCGCGCACTGAACAGAACGCGGAGACAATGACATCAAGGACTCGAATGAAGGGCGATAAGCCGGTGAATGGTGATTCAAATGATTAAAGAACTTTTCGTATTGGTATTGATGATGTCGTGCATCTCCGCGACATTCTTTGAGAAGACTCTGACCATTGGGTCTGAGAACTCTCTCTCCACCCTGACTACCACGAATCAGAATGGGTCGAACACTCATCTAGTTCTTTACAGCAACAACTCCAGCGATACTCAGGTCGCAACCATCTACTACATGACCTCCACTTACGGTCTGAAGACGGCGAACTACTCCCTGAATGGAGTAACCTCGGTTAGCACCATACTAGGAACTAACTACGTCTACAACATCTCCTCATCGGCTACTGCCGCCGCTCTCAATCTTGATGTCGATAATTGGACCATCACCGGCCCCGCGAAGAACGCAACCTACTACTGCGCGAACTACACCAAAGTCTATCATGTCGAGGCGACTGGAGCCAAATTCACCGGCAACATGAATGCCACTTCCTCCTCGAATCTGGTCAATGCGGTGGTCGGAACAAAGGCAGTTCTCACCTCCGCGCAAATCACCAATATCACCCTGAGCGGGAACACCACTCTGTCGGCCATCTGGTATTACAACAACCCCGCCTTGACCCAGAATGTCTATGTGAATTCGGTGAATAACTACCTCCCGCAAGGACAGGTCTTTGCAAGTTCCGCCAACTTCAGCGTGGTCTCCAATATGAATGTGACGTATGTGAATTCCACCAACCACTCAATTTCCACCCGCAACGGGACCATCACCGTCATCCCCAACTCTGACTTGGTATCCTACAACGTGACCTCGAACGACACCTATCCGGCTTTGGCATATGGATATGTGGTCATCCCTTCAGCCAAGCTCGTCCAGAATCAGCGAGTGATTGTTTCCGATTTGGAGGTCGCCAAGTGCATCAATGCCTCTCTCGTGAAAGTTGGAAGCAATTCCAATTCAATCAACACGTCGAGATACAACCAGACAGGTTCAATTACGACTGGGATGACCGATGCGGCCTATGTCTATAAGGTCGTATTGGCCTCCGCCGCAATCGGAAATGTGACTATCAACGACTCTTTCAACCGAACCCTTTACACCATTCCAGTTGGAAACACGACTCCTGTGGACAACGGAGGTTCCTCAATGTGCATTAACTCAGGAGGTTGCACGGTGCAGAATCTTATCTATGGAGGGGATTCTCTATGGAAGATGACCGCGAAGGTTTGGACGAAGACAGGGACGAATACGACGAAGATTTCCGTGTATGAAGCCGCAGGTATGACAGGAACATTTGGTTCCAACCTGATTCGCTGGGGAGCCGGTGAGCGTCTGGTCTTCTATGCGACTCCCTATGTGAACAACAGCAATGTCAGCATGTATTACGAGGTGAATTAATGCCAGCCGAATATATGGCTTGTGTAGCCAGCGAAACAAAGGGTGGAAAACCACACGCTGAAGCGCAGAAAATCTGTGCCATCGCCTACTATAAAAAACATGGAAAGACTCCTGAACAAGCCGCAAAGGAAGAACATAAAAAAAGTGATTCTATGGAAATACCCGAAATCTTCAAGATGTATGCGCCTTTCTCCAAAATCGATGAGGAGAAGCACATGGTCTATGGCTATGCGACCACCGCATCCCTCGACAGCCAAGATGAAGTTGTCGATTTGGATGCTTCCTTCGAGGCCGTAGATGAGTGGAAAGCATGGGCGAATATCAAGGAAATGCACCGCCCCGAGACCGCAGTCGGCGTAGCTCCCATCATAGAGAAGCACGTTGGCGTAGGAGTCTATATCGGCGCGAAGATTGTCGATGACCAAGCATGGCGCAAGTGCGTCGAGAAAGTCTACAAGGGCTTCTCCATCGGTGGGAAGGTCATCAAGCGCGACGAGAAAAACTCCAAGCGCATCACCAAGTATCAACTCCGAGAGGTTTCTCTGGTCGATAGGCCAGCGAATCCAGACTCGGTATTCATGGTCGCAAAACGCGACGACACAATCGCCTCTGCAAAGGAGGCGGTAGTAGGAGGGGATTCGATGGAAAAGAATGAAGCCCTCTCCAACCCTGTTGCTGGGGAAGCGACTGGAACCCCGCCCAAAGCCGAAGTAGAGGCCGTGGTGGTCAAACAGGATGCGCCTAAGGTGGAAGTGCCAGCGCAACCCGAGATGGTGACCATCTCCAAAGCGGATATGGAAGCGTTCCAGAAACTTCAGTCCCAGTTGAAGGACATGGAGAAAGTCCTTGCAGACCGCAAGGAACAGGACGTGGTGGCGGATGCCATCATGAAAGCGGTGGAAAAGCTCGAGCCGAAAATCAAGAAGGTGCATGAAGAAGTCCAGACCACCGAGAAATCCGAGGCCCAAAAGACTGAGGAAGCAAAAACACGGCTCAGAAAAATGAGTATTGGAGAGCTTACCCAACAGATGTTCAAATCTGTTTCGTCTGCCCCAATTAAAGAGAAGGAGGACTGAAACTATGGCGAACCCTGAAAGTTTGCTCAAGGCTCTGAACGAGAACACCAATACGCAAGGTGGCTTCCTTGTCCCAGAGATTTGGGCTGCAAAGATATACGACATCATCTTGGCGAAATCTACGGCCATCCAGCTTTGTGAACAAATCACAATGACCTCGGACACGCTGTTCTTCCCCAAAGTGACTGCCGCGACGACTGCCTACTTCGTGGATGAAGCGGCGACAATCACTGCCGCCCAGCCGACCTTTGGTCAGCTAACCATCCACCCGAAGAAGGTTGCGGCTCTGACCGTGCTCTCAACCGAAGTGATGGAGGACTCGAATCCTTCTATCATGGATACCGTCATCAAACGGCTGGCTGAGGATATCGCCCTGAAGGTGGA